TACCATAACCTATCTCGTAGTATGTTCCATCTGTTATACAATAAAAAACAGTATCACCAGAAGTAAACTGTTGAGCAAATGATTTAAAACCAGTAACCGCACCCCCTAAAGTAATAGTTCCTGTACCTGTGGTGGTGGTAGTTTCTTTAACTCTATCCGCTACTTTTGGCATGATATTTTAAGCCTCTTTTATAGTAATAGAATTTTGTGCGAAACGCAAAGTATCTCCATTAGCAATAGCTTTTGATGCAGTTAGCTTACCAAAGTATAGTAAGTTACCTGCGTTATGCGTAGCATTATCATAAATTCCAAACCATGTTACTGTACCAAAATCTCCTGAACCGTTATTATCAAACTCAATACCAGTTGAAACAGCAGGACCTGTTGCTGAAGTAACATCATCTTCTGCACCAGAACTTTCATCTGTACCTATTGCTGTTTGAGCAGGGTTAAAAGTAATAGCAGCTCTAGCATATCCAGTAGAAGTTGCTATTTCATAGCCTAACCATGTGTTACTATTTGCTTCGGCATGACCTTCAACTGTTGCATCTGATGCACTACCTGTTACAAATAAAGCTAAAACAAGCGCACTGGGTTGACTGAAAGATGTGTTACGTAGAATATGGTCAAGAATTTTTGCCTCTAAATAATTAGATTTTGCAGACATTCTTTTCTCCTATGTAGGTAAGAAAGGGGCAAGTTGCCCTGCCCCTAGTTAAGTTAAGCAAGTGTGTCTCTGTCAACTTCATCTGCTCCTAGTTCACCAAGACTATCAATGTTCATCAACACAGCAAAAATACGAATTTTTCCTGCATTTGGTGCAGTTGATGTTGCTTGAAGTTCTAGGTCAATGGTATCTTCTGCCGTGCAAATAACAGGGTTAGCCGCTGTTGATGCAGGGGTTAGATATCCAATTCCAGAAGATAAGTTTGTTGCATTGTCGTCAATATCAACGTTAGAAACATACCCAGATACATCTGTACCACCAATCTGACTTCCACTTCCAGTAAAGCCAAGGTTTACAGTATTTCCATCTGCCGCTGTTTGAACAGCTTCAATCATTTCAGCACCTGCTGTCATCACCATAGTATTGGCTGGTACAGAAATTGCTTGAACAATATCACCTGCTGAAAGGCTATTAATTGCAGAGTTGGAAAAATCCAAAGTAGTTTCAACCATGTAAGGCTGACGACCACGTGCGCCTACGCCACGTACAGAGGTTTTAAGACTAGTAACTAATGCCATTTTTCAATCCCCCCTTACGCTAAGTTGTATGCGGCAGTTACGATTGCTTCAGGACGAAGTATCTTTCTACCGTATAGATGCATACCACGAACAATGTCAGCAAAGCTGTCAGGGTCACGGTAAGTTTCAGTCTTATTAATTTGCTCTGCAGTAGCAATAGCAGAAGTATGACCAGCCACGATTATGCCCATGTTACTAGCATTAGAACCACCTGTTGTCGAAGGACCTGTGCCTAGTGACGGTAGGTTGTTAGATTGATAGATTTGGAAACCGTGAAGGTTATTTAAAACAAGACCATTTTGAAGTCCAGAACCACCGAAGTCTGAATTTAGAAGACGTGAATCTTCGTCTTTCAAGATTTCAATAAATACTGGGTCAAGAACAAGCCAACGTCCTTGAGTGTCCACGTTTTGTTGGTCAAGTAGACGTGCCATACGTGCAATAACTTGCAATGGGAACGCATTACCTGTTGTACCACTTTTAGCTGCTTGCGCTCCACCAGCACGAGGCTCAAGACCAATTGATTGGTTTGCAGTACCTGCAGTACCATTGGTTTGTGTGAAGTCAGATGCGTCCAAAGACATGGAAGCTAAAAGTTCCGCACCAACTAAGTTTGTACCGTCATCCGCAGACGTAACAGCCTTTGAACCGTTAACAGTTGTATTAACAGTATTAGGTGTACCGTGAATAGCAGACTGTTTAAAACCTGACAAGTAACCAAGAACCTCTTGGTCAAACTGGTCAGCCAAACGATATGCCGCACGGTCTGATGCGAGTTGTTGAAAGTTCACATGTGAATGTGCTTCTTCAATATCATCGACCTTAAACGCAAAATAGTTTGCTTTATCAATAGTCAATGAAAAGTCTTCATCGTCAAGGTCTTGTGGTGTTATAGTTGTACCACGAGCGTATTCCTTAACGGAGATTTCGGGTTCTTTGATAATCTTAACAGAATCACCCATTTGTGCAATCTCTCCAAAGTAATCGGAGTTAGTGATTGCTTCAGCAACGGCAGACTTGCGGAAGGCAAGTTGTACCTGTTTGCTGTAAATAATAGGGCTAAAATTGCCGTTAGGAAGATTACCATACCCTGCAGCAGTAGTAAATGCCATGATATGTCTCCTATGTTATTAGCATTGTTACAGATACAAACTCACAAAATTTAGAGGCTGATTAGGTTAGGTGTGACTGTACGGGTCAGGCTAACTGCTTCAGGTAATCCGAAGATTTGTTCGTTTGCTGATTAAATGTGCAAGTAGTTAGCTAAACAACTTACACTGTTGACTATAGTTATATTCATAAATATCTATTTGTCAACTGATTATCTGGCAGAACCAGATACATCATATACAAATTTGCCAGAACGAATTAATTCCATTATTTCATCTGACTTCTTTTCGTATTCTTGTGCCGACATTTTTTGAACATCGGATTCTTTTAGATATGAACTAGCCTCATTTTCTTGGGGCTTAGTTCTCGTATTCTTCGTATTAACCGCTTCAGCAGCACTTTTAGAACTCTTGCTCGATTTTTCTTTGCCAATATTTCTATCTGATTTATATAAATCAATTGCTCGTGCCGCTGACCTTGCGTCATTATCGTTTTCATATAGTGCCTCTTGTACCCATTTAGGCTGTTCATCTGCCCATTCGTGAAAGTCATCACTATCTCTAATCTCATTAAAGTCAGGATGTAGTCTTGTTAGCTCTGCCTCTGCTTTTTCTTTTACAGCAGATAATTGCATTTCATCAATTGCTTTTACTCTTTCTTCTAATTCTAAAGATTGCTCTTTAGCTTTCTTCATAGCAATTGTTTCTACTATTTGTGCTACATCAGGATAATCAGCCGCCCACTTTTCTATATCATCATCTGATTTAGGCAACTTCATTTCTTTTTTAGTAGCTTCAGATAATTGTGATTTTAACTTTTCTATTTCTACTTTAAATTCTTCTGATTGTTTCTGTTGATGCCTACGTAAATCAGAATATCTTTTCTTAAAAGTTTTTTCTTCTGCATTAGTGGGTTCAGGTTCTTCAGGTTTAGTTTCTTCTACTTCACCTTTTTGCTCTTTCATTAATTGTTCTAACTCTTCCTCATCCTTTTTTATTTTTTCTTCTCTTGAATAAGGTTTAGTTACAAATGCTTTCTTTTCTTGTGGCTTCATTTCTTCTGCCATGATTGTGTCAGACATATTATGTCTCCTATGCTGGGGCTAACCGTAGCCACTGTCGGGTGGGGAGTTAGGTAGCCAGTTAATGTGGATTAATTTTTAGAGGCTAATCCACCTGACCTCATTTGTTTAGGCTTTGGTTTAGGCTTTGATGCTAAACCACCTTCTTTAAAACCACCAAAAGTTCTTCTTTTACCACCTTTAGCAATATCTTTTGCTTTTTCTTTTAGTGCTGGTGCTTTATATCTTTCTTTTTTAGCTTTTTCTCTATCTTTTTTATCTTGCTTTCTTTGTCTATCAGCCCTCGCTTTTTCTGCTCTTGCTTTTGCTGCGGCTTGTGCCGCTTTATCTGCTTTCATTTTAGCTAACTCAGCCTGTCTTTTTGCAAGAGCATCTGTATCAACACCTAATTTTGTTGCTGTATCTGGTTTATCATCATCCTTATCATCACCATAAAAGTTTGCCATAGCCGCATCTGATGCTTCTTGTTGTGCTTTTACAGTAGGACCTTTATATTGAGAACTAGTTCTAATATCAAAATCAAAATCATCTCTACCAGTTGAACGATTTTTATTTATTCTTTCTGCTATACTGTCTGAAAAGTCTTGCATATCAGGTGTTATATCTTTATCTGTTTTAGAACCTATGTCTGCAAAGGTTTCTGTTTTTACAAATCTACCCGTAAAAGGAGAATATAAGTTACCTTTACCGTCTGATATATAACCATTAATTACTTCACCTTCTTTACCTTTGTTACTACCCGTAAGAAGAGAGATAGGACCTGATTTAAATAAAGATTCCAAATCACCTCTTACATCATATCCTAATTGAGATGCATAATCTACTCTTCTTTTCATAGCTTCATAAGCTACATTATCTCTTGGGTCATCATCATCATCATCTTTATCACGAGT